CCCTTCACCATCAGGTCGTTAATGCTCTGCCCCGCCTGTCGCAGAATCCCGTCCGTCTGCCTGGCATAAGCGAGTTGCATCTCGCCCATCGCCCGCTCGGTTTCACGCTTGAAGTCGCTCAGGCGACGCTCGATCTCAACCTTGCGTTGCGTTGCGTTGAACTCGATCTCACGACGAGCACGAGCTGAATCCTCAAGAATGCGCGCCGTATCCTGCGCAGCCTGCATCGCGCGGGTGTCCTTGCCAGCCCCTGCAGCGCTAGCAATCGCCAGATCGCCTGAGATCTGACCGCCAAGGCTTGCGGACCTGCTAGCTGCCTGGCTGTTCGCAAACTCCTGCTTGATCCGCTCATCGCTGATCTGACGCTCCAGGTCTGCGATCTTCTCGATCTGCTGCCGCCTGAAATCCGCTACCTGCTGCTCATACCCGATCCGCGCATCAGCCAGGCTGCGCTCGGTATCGAGGTTGATCTTAGCGATCTTGACCGCGTTCTCCTCTTCCAGCTTCTTAACTGCAGCCTTGGCGTCAACCTCGGCCTTCCTCTGGGCATCAGCCGCCAGCTTTGCCCGCTCCTTCTCGTCTGCTGCCGCGTTGCTCTTGCTCCCCTTCGCAGCCTGCCCGCGAATCGCGGCGTTGATTCCCCAGCCTGCGCCTGCGCCAGGGATCAAGAATGCAAGCTGCGGATGCTGATCAATGAAGCTGATAATTCCGTTCAGCTTGTCGAAGACAAAGTCAAAGACCCCCTTCAGTGGTCCGTTCTGGATGCTGCTGACGGCGCCGTTGACGTTATTGATGATCCCCAGCACACCATCTAGGGTCTCCCCGATCTTTCCAATCGCTCCCACCACAGCAGGCCCTACTGCCGTGCCGATCTTCTGCTGCAGCTTCTCCCAGCTGCCGATCATCTGCTGAACGGCGCGGTCCATCTCGGTGCCACCGCGCTCGGCGCCCCGGTAAAAGCTGGCGCCTTCCTTTGTCAGATCCTGAAGCGCCTTGACGACAAGGGGGTAGGTGATCTTCCCCTCCTCCGCCATCTTCATGATCTCGGCGGTGCTCTTACCCGTCGCCTTCGACAGCGCATCAAAGATCGGGATGCCCGCCATCCCGAACTGCTTGAGGTCAACGGTGTAAGCCTTGCCCAAGCTGGCGATTTGAGCAAAGTTAACCGCGAAGCGCTGCAGCTTCTCGTTATCGCCTAGCGCCAGGTCGCCCAGCATCTTGGTGGCGGCACCAGCGTTCTGCGCCTCGATGCCATAAGCGCTCAGCGTCTTCGTCGCCTCCAGCAGCCCAGGCAGACCCAAGCTGGTGGCGTCAGCCGTGCGCTGCAGGCTGGCAATGATCTGGTTGGTGACCTTTACATCCTTCGTGAACAGCGTCAGCTGCTGACGGTTGCGGTCGATCTCATTGGTGAACGACACCGCAGAAGCTGTAACTGCGCCGATCGCAGCGACAGCTCCCACAGCAGCCGCTGCCACCGCTCCCAGCCCTATCGCCATCGCACCGCCACTACCCCCGCCCTTGGCCAGCGCCTCCTCAATGCCGGCGATCTCTTTCTTCAGCGCCTCGCCGCCAATGCCACCCTTGGCGCCAAGCTGAATCTTCTTGCTTGCCAGCGCTGCCTGCAGGGCAGCAATCTCCGCTGCTGTTGCTCGCGCCTGATTCTGCGCTTCCTTTAACCCTCTGGTCAGGCCAACAATCCCATTGACAGCGGCACCAGCACGGCCAGGCAGTACCCCTAGCGCTGTGTTCAGCACGTCCATCTTCGTGCCGTCAACAGTTCGCTTGAGGTCTTCTGCCTGCTTCGTGAACTGCTGAAGCGCCTGTCCGCCCTTCGCCTTGAACTCAATGTCCACCTGATACGATGTGGACATAGCGTTACGCAGGGGTAGGGGTGATGGCCAAGCTTGAGGGCTCCAACTGGGAAGAGCGCCGCTGTGGACATGCTACCCACGGCATGTCCAACACCCCCACCTGGAAGAGCTGGATGTCAATGCGCCAGCGCTGCAACAATTCCAGCAACATTGCCTATCACAACTACGGGGGGCGCGGGATCAAGGTCTGCGACCGCTGGATGAACAGCTTTGAGAACTTCTACGAGGACATGGGCGAGCGCCCAGAGGGCACTTCGCTTGAACGGATTGACAACGATGCGGACTACTGCGCTGCCAACTGCCGCTGGGCCTCGCCGCTAGAGCAGTCATCCAACCAAAGAAACAACCGACTCCTCACCCATAAAGGCGAAACATTGACGGTGATGCAGTGGTCGCGGCGCACAGGGCTTAGCAAGCATGTCATTGGCACCCGCCTTAAGCACGGATGGTCTATCAAGAAAACCCTGGAGACACCGCGACACGGTTCACGGGCAGAGGCCAAGAACTCCGCCAAGCTGACCGAAGATCAGGTGCTAGCCATTCGCACATCGAGCAAGCGCCCTGCCGAACTGGCCGCTGAATACGGGGTTTCCCCTTCAAACATCACGGCGATCCTAAAAAGGAAAAGCTGGCGCCACATCTAGCGGCGCCTCTTTGCCCTCTCCATTGCCTCACGCTCTTGGTCGGCGCGTTCGGTGTAGAAGGCGTGCCACAGGATCATTTCCTGTGGCGTCATCGTCTCCCGCAGTTCAGAAAGCGTCTTGCCCAGCTTCTCCGCTATCACCAGCTGCAGCATCAGCTCGCCGTCCTTTGCGAGTTCCTTCTGAAGGGCTTTTGAGATCAGACTTGTCAGTGACCGCAGCCACTTCCTCCTCCACCTCAACAAACGCTTTCATCTGGATCGCTTCGATCAGGTCAGCAGGCAGCCTGTTCTTCAGCTCAGAGATCTGGCCCATGCTGAACTTGGGGTTGCCGTTCTCGTCGCGGCACTTCTGCACCAGCAGCGCCAAGGACACCTCATCCGGCTTCTTCGCTAATTGCTGAGCCCTCTCGCGCTCAGCCATTGTCAGCGGAGTCGTGTAGAACTCGAACGTCCCACCCTTTGGCAGCTCAACCACTCGGCGGCGGGGCTTCATGTCTACCCCCGCCAGCAGCTTGCTGAGTGCGTCTTCCATTGCGTCATCAGTGACTCGTTCACAGTGTAGTGATGACGAAGGGGAGACCAGCTCCCCTAGCGCCAGCGGGAGTCACCACCGCCAGCCGCAGCTTACCGCCAGCAAAAAGCCCCCGCCGAAGCGGGGGCGAACAATCCACCGAACCAGTCTGGCTCAGACGAGGCTGAGGTTGAACAGGTGGGTCGGGGGGCCCGACAGGTTGAAGTTGATCGAGGCCACCAGGGCGTCGCTGGTGTTCACCGAGATGGAGAAACCAGCCAGGGACACCGGAGCCTCGATGTAGGAGGAGAGGGTGTCATCGAGGACGTTGCCTGCGCCTTCGACGGCCTTCACATACAGCTTCACCGTGGCGCCAGCCTGGCTTTTGAGGAGCGAGTTGGCGATCAGACGACCGCTGGTGCTGGCTTGGTCGCCACTGAACAGAACGTTCATGGTGCCGGAGCCGCTGGCAAAACCAGGGATCGTGGTACGGAAGCTGGCGTACTTATCCGCTGCGCCGCCGATCTTGCAGGGCAGGGTGGTGATGTCGATCTCCTCGCGGGAGAAGTCCATCGACCATTCCTGCACCATGCAAACCAGATCGAACTCGCTGTAGGCGACGTTGATATGGCCGGTGGTGTTCTCGCGCGCGGTGGTCAGCGTCGCGGTGCCGGTGAAGGCGGTGGTGGGCGCCGAGGCGTCGATCGCTGCGCCAGCGGCGTTGTGGCCGCCGGTCAGGGTGATGCCGCCGGCTGCGGTGGTGTAGCCGGTGCCGGGCGTGGTGACGGTGATGGCGCCAGCGTTGATGGCACCGCCAGCGGGAACAACCACCGTGGCGCGAGCGCTGGTGGCCGTGCCCTGCACCAGGCGCACGTCGGTATAGGTGCCAGGGGCATAGCCCACACCGGCCGTGGCGGCAGCCAGAGAGCCAACGCCGGAGCCGGCAAGACCGCCCAGGCCGTCGAGGGTGATGGCCACACCGCCCTTGGTGGCGGACACCGAAATCGTGGTGGTGGTCTTATCGACCACGTAGTACTTGGTGGCGACCGTCAGCTTGGGGTCCAGAACACCGGCGCCCTCGGTGGTGAACACCACGGGGTCGTTGATCTGGAAGTCGTGGTCACCCGGGACGGTGATCAGCTTGCCGGCGGGAAAGTCAGACGCGTCCTTCAGGCAGTGCTTGACGCCTGCAGGCTTAAAGGTGACGAGACCATCGCTTCCAGTCAGCGCGGTCGTGTTGCACGATACGGGCACTTGAGTACCTCAAAGAGACGACAGATGGGGGCGTCAGTCGCCTGCGGGGGCTCAGGCTTGCCTCAATCTACGCGGGCCGAAAAGGCACACGACATCTGCGTCACTTGATGCGGCCGCTCATCGGGCGCAAGGGCATTGGGGCCGCTGATGTTGCGTGTTGTCAGGCGAACCTTGAAATCACCAGCAGCATCGGGGAGGAGCGTGCCGGCAATGTTCACCCTCCTCCATTCCCTCAGCACCGCCAGCAACTTGTCTTCTGCGGGCTTCATCCCCTCGCGCTTAGGCGTGTACAGCAAGACGTTGCAGCTGCCCACGAT